TGTGCTTCTAGTTTTTAAATCACTACCAGAATATGAAAAACCAGCTTCAGTAACATTAGATAAACTAAATAAATAACTTGGATCTCTTGGTTTGTCCTGTGCAAGAGATATGGAACCGGCAGACCATATTGGCATACATCTCATTACACCTGCTAATTCATTAATTAATTTATATGCTTCGCTAGAACTTTGAATACTTACATTGCAACTAAACCTTGCCTCTTGTCCTCCTTTGCCATCACTTACTAATTCATTAGCAAACTTACTTGCATTAAAGTAAGAAAACAAATCAATGTTCTCGTATAATTTTGCGTCTGTAGATTGATCAGGTGCTAAATGAGTTCCAAATCCATATCTTTTATTTGTCATTAAATCAAGCAATATCATTGCAGGGCAAGTTGTCCAAACAGCCGCACCCATAGTTCCATCAAATACATAATTACTTGGATAATTAATACGACCTGTTGTATTATCAACGCTACAAAAAGCAGCTAAAGTACAAGTTGGACTGCCAGCAACAGTCTGAGAAACACCTACATCAAATTTAAATTGATCGGCTGTTACTGTGTTGGCTATTACTGTATATGTTCCAGTAGGAGTTGCACCTGCATTTGGAGTAAAGACAAAAGAATCACCAGCAACAAAACCATGACTCGTACTATCTACAGTGACCCTAAATCCTGATTGATTGTAACTGCCAGAAATACTGCTTGCACCTTGCGAAGAAGGAATCCTTACTTTAATTCCTCTGATACGAAAAGTACGAGATGGTACAGAATTAAATTGCTTTGAATCTAATTTTAAAGAAGTATAAGCACTATTAAGATAAGTGAGATTATCATCTTTTAATTCAATATATGAGTTCCAGTTAAAAGCATTTACTTCTGCTGTATCTGTACTGTCATCTGTTTCTCTAGTAACTCTTATGTCTACAGGAAATGAACCAGTTAAATCAATTAAATAACTTCTTTGGTATAAATCTGTAGTTCTACCTTTAACTGTATCTGTTTTTAAGGTTGTATAACCACCATTGTTATATTGAACTTTTATCTTTAACTTTACCTCTGAACCTAACTGATCTCCTTTTGAAGTAATTTTTTGTAGTTGCGGGAAATCTAATGTAATCCTTACTTGGTCAACTGTATCGTCTGTTATTTGTCTTGTAACACCGTTTGTTAAAGATTTTGTTACTGTTACCCCAACTGCTGTTGGACTTCCTGTAGCTTTTACACCTTTTATTTTTTCTTGATTGGACGTTCCAAATCTTAAGTCAAAACCTACATTTGAATAATTAAAATCACTATCACTTGGATTTGTAGAATTTGCTGTTGATTCTAAAACTGGTGTATTGTTTAGAAAAACATCTTTTTTACTTGCATTAAGATAAGCGGTTGTTCCTTGTGTAAGCCCTTCTTTCGATGGGCTGGCAAAACCTTCAATCTCACCTTCTGACAATAAATCTAAAATCCTAAATTGTTGCCTAGAGTTTAAATTATCAGGTGTAATTTTTGGTTTTTTAGGTTTATTACCGCCACCGTAACCTCTAATAATATTTTCAGTCATACTTCTACCTCATCAGTTGTAACATCACCACTGATCACCACTGAACCAGTCAAGATTTCTCCGTAACAAATCGGTACTGGAGTACCAGCCCTCGAAGTATTTTGCAGCCCACTAAAACTAAATGAAACTCTTGGATCGCTTTCTATTTCAGGTGCTTCAGGTAAAGGAAAAAGCATTTCACTGACACCTGATAAGACCAAAGATGCACCTATATAACTTAAACCTGTTCCAATGGCTGTACCAATTCCAGCACCAGCAGCGGCACCAGAAGCACTAAATGTTCCAAACGCACCAGCCCCCGGAAATAAAAATGAAGCTCCAATTAATGCAGCACCAGCAAAAAATTTTCCAACACCACCAGATCCAGAAATAACAGGTACAAATTTTATTTCCTGTGTGCCTGATAAATCATGTAATTCAGTCTCGTCAATCTCAACATTATTTACTAATACTGCATAATTCCTATCATTCATATATGCTTCTGCTTGTGGAAAGTTATTAATAAGAAAACTTACTGCTTTTGCAGGAGTGTTAGCACTAATATCAAATTCCTTATGACCTATAAATTTACCTAAATCACCATAAAGTTTTAATTTAGTCAACATAACGATACTTTGCTCCAGTACATTTTTGCAGCCAAGCAGAATAAGGCTCTCTACAAGATAGTCTATCGGTTAAATGATGTAAAACCTCCCCATTTGTAAAAACAGCAACGTGATTTAATCCTTTACCAAAAATACTCATAAATAAAAGATCACCATTTTGTAACTGTTCTTCTGACCTTAACTGTCTAAATCCAGTTTTTAATGCACATCTTTCAAACATAGGATCTTTATTAAAATCTTCTAGAGTTATAGGTCTTTCCCAATCTCGTAACTCTATGTTTTTAGTTTCTTGGTACCAATCACGAACAAGCGACCAGCAGTCAGAAATTCCCCATACCCATTGCCTACCTAATAATGGTGCTTTATATCCTGTAGGTTCACAATAACCCCATGCTTCTGTCTTTGGATTAACAATATGCCAAGCTAATCCGCTATGTTCGCAACTTACTTTATCTGCTTGACTAGGGGCTGGTGGTGTTATCGGGTGTGAATGTATTATTGCAATTATTTCACCCCTGTCATCTGCCTTTACATAATCTTCTGGGTCAATAATAAAACACTGATGATCTGTTAATGAAAGATTACGACAAGGATGGTATTTTTCCTTTCCTTTAATATTCAATAAAAGTCCGCAAGATTCTTTAGGGTCTTGTTCTTTTGCATGATTAAGTGCAGATTCTTTCCAATTCATCCAACAAACGTTCCAATAGAAGGAAAGTCTCCTCTTGTGCATATTCTATTAGGACATCTTACATTTGCCATGTCCAATGCAGCAGCTAATTCAAATTGTACAATTTCTCTGGTTTCTGTTGATTTTCTTGCAACCGTAAATATTTGCTTTGCGTCTTCCACAGTTTCATCTACAGCACCAGATGGATTGTCTCCAACAAAATTGTCATTTGGTAAAAACTTTGCGTTTGTTCTTCTTCTAGTAAAAATAGCACCTAACAAATCATTTCCTACAGTTACTTTATTCACACTAATAAGTAAAGCACTTAAAAAGCCTGTTGCATTGCTAACAGTTAATGTAGGTCGTGGTAACTGGCCGCCTTTATATTCAAAACCTTCTGCTTGTATTGGAAATCTTTGGTAGTTATTACCATTCCATTTAATCTCACCATTTAAATTTAAACTTGATCCGTTATGAAAATAATAAATATTATCTGAACCATGCAATGCTTGTTTTAGCTGTAATTCAAAAAGTTCTATAACAGCACTAGGGTTAATATTCTGAAGCTCACTTATATATTTAGTTGTACTCATGGTTCAAACACTTCTCTAAATGTAGCCTGTATTCTTGCTCTGTTTAAATAAGGTATGGATTTGTTCCATGATTCGCATACAAATTTTGATGAGCTTGATTCGGCTGGTGGAGTGAAATCAAAACTTTCTGTAGCTCCACGAGCGTCAAGAAAATCTTCAATGGTATCTGCGTCTGTTTCAGACACTTCAAAAGTAAGATTAAAAATTTTTGGGTTTTGATTTTCTGCTAATCCCAAAATAATCCTATGTTCATAACCATCAGCAAATCTTACTGTTCTAGTATTAGGTGCGGATCTTTTTTGAACTCCGTATGTTGGGGTGATAGAAGGAAAAGTAGCCATTATGCAAGTAAACCTCCAGGTCTTTTTTGCTGTACTAATTCAGATTGTATCGCTACAGATATAAGACGGCCAAGTTCTCTACCTCTATCTTCATCACCTTCAACAGAAGAACCAGAAGCATCTACATTTACTACTACGCTAGTAGATCCTCCTAACTGATGATTTGGAGTAATACTTCCAGAAGATCCTGGTGTAAATAGTTCTGGGCCACGTTCTCCAACAATGTAACTACCACCTGCTTTTACTGGACCTCCGTTTGCCTTAAATAAACCACCGATTCCAGGTATGCTACCGAGTAATGAATTTACACCAAATTGTAAAAGGGTTCTAGATATTTGATTAAATACACTGGTTGCTACCTCGCCTAAAGTTTTAGTTCCCTGTATTGCACCTTCTATAGCATCAACAATTCCATTTTCTATTGCTGAACCTATTTGTTTATACATAGTTTCAACCTTTTGTAGTTCATTTATAAGACGTAATTTATCTCCTATCTCCTGCTTAGTAAGATCAGTTCCTTTATCTTTAAACTCCACTATTTTTTGCTCTATAGTTGCTTGTTCTTTACCTACTTTTAAAGATCTTTGTAAGAAGGCTATTCGCTTATCTAAATTAGCTCCGATTGTTGGATCGGTTGTTCCTCCTAATAGACTTAAATCTCCTCCTAAACCTTCTCCCACTCCTCTAGATAATGACCTCTTTCTTGCATCATTAGTGAGCATACCTGGTACTATTTTTCCCCTATCTTTTCTAGTTCCTCTTTCCTCTAAAACTATTTCGTTAAATCTTGCTAAATCAGCACCAGATAAACTTTCTTTAAAGTTTCTAAACTGTGAAGGAATAGTAAATCCCGACAATATTGTATTTAACGCATTTATTCCAGGAAGTATGGCTTTGGCTAATACAGCTTGAATAGAAGCTCCGAGTTGACCAAATGTTCTAGCTAATTCTCTAGAGGATTTTCCAACTTCTTTTAGACGTTCCAAGCCTTTACCACCTAGAGCTATTGTTAGTTCTTGGGTTAGTAGTTTGTTAAGCTCCTGTTGTTTGCCTAGTTTTTTAAGTTGTTCTGCTCTTTTTTGGGTTGCTTCGCTACTGAACAGTGATTTTTCCGTAACAGTTGCTAAAGCTGTATCTACATTTTTTAGTCCTTCTCCAAATGCCTTAACACCATTTATAGTATTTGTTAATGTCTGAAGTGCTGCTGTGGCTGCAATACCTCCTGCAAAACCACCCATCTGTCCAAACATTCCACCAATACCACCACCTAAACCACCAGCAAGAGCACCTAACGGACCTTGCCCGAATAGTAAAGGAAAACCACCACTTATAAGAGCACTCTGTTTATCAAATCTTCTACCTAAATTTCGTAATGTATTTGGGCTAGATCCTGCACTTCCTCTTAATAGTTTGCCTGTTCTTTTGTCAAAGTTCAGTGCAGATTCAGTGGGAAGAGTAGAACTAGCAAATTGTGGTCCTATACCACCTGGGCCTATAGTTGCAAACTTACCTGAAGCTAATTGTTTTTGAAGTTGATTTTGCTTTGCAAGCTCTTCTGTTTGTTTTCGTTTTACCTTTAATTCATTCTGTTCAGTCTTCAACTCTTCCATTGCTAATTTTCTTTGGATTTCTGCTGCTTTAAATAGCTTTTGATTGTCTAAAACAGCAGCCCTTCTTATATGTGCTCTTGCTTTGTCTACTTTTAAACCTTGCTCTTTCTGCTTTTCTATTAAATCTCCTATTTTTCTAGTCTGAATCATGGATGCCCGTTGAGCATCTTGCATTTTTAGTTTTTCTTTTTCTACTTTTAGAGTATCAGCAGATATTTTTAAAGGCTTTGCTAAATTTTTTCTAAATGTTGCTATTCTTTTTTCCAGCGTTTTTATCTTACCTTCTACTTTTGAGGTATCTAAAGTTATATTTACGCTGTAATTTGAACCAGCCACCAAAAAATTAATCAGATACTAGAAGTTTAGCGTACCTTACGCATTTGGGCTTGTTTTCGTGCGTCATCGTAGGCTTTATTCTCTTGTTCTACTTTTATTTGAAAGTATGCGTTCCAAGCAAACAGTTCTTGGGCTGACATTTTTTCTCTTATTTCCCTGTGTGTATANCCTAATTTTTCTGCTACAAAAAATTGTAAGAATACNAAACTGTCTTTTTCTAACTTAGCTTTTTACGGCATCGGGGCTTTCCTCCTCGCCCACTCCTTGCATTTTAGTCATTATGTCCAGTAGAACAGCTAAAGGTATTTCTCTTCTAAGTGCTGGTAAATCTCCTGCTGTAAACATTTTTGTGCCTGTTTCGTCTTCCGCTTTTGTAACAATAACTTGTAATGCAAAGTCAAGGCTACCTTCATCTTGACCCTTATTCATAGCTATTAATGTACTGTTTATGGTATCTCTATCGGCTATTGTAAGAGGCGACCAAAAGATTTTTAAGATAAGCTCATCCCCTTTAAAAACTGAGTAGCTACTACGTTCTTCGACATTGAAGGCTTGCTTCAGTTTGTCTATTGCTCTTACTGGTGACATAAAAAAATGTATCTATTCTTGTAGTATAACTCAACCGTAGACACTCGGCATATTACTTGTAAATCTTTTACTCGTTCCAATAAATGCAATATTTATATCAGATAATATAACTTTGTTTTTCGTGTATATTCTGTACCACTGTGGAGTGTAGGTAAAAGTTAATGGGCTTTTTGCTGTTTTTCCTATATCTTCGTAAGCTATTATTCCCAAACCGTTTACAGGAATTTTTGCATTTTTATTATTTATAGTAAATCCTGCATAATTTATTTCGTTTCCTATGTAGACAGGTTGAGCTAAAGATGTAAATACAGATTTTCTTTTTATGGGAACTCTAGCTGTTTGTTTTGGCACTGGACCGCCTACTTTAGATCCAAGTTCAAAACGAAACTTACCTACTTTTTTATTTACTACTTTTGTAGGTTGCACTGGACTTGTAGCTATCTTCCAACTTTTAGCAGAACTACCTGTCCACCAGGGAGCAAAAAATTGCAGTTTGTAGGCTATTTCAGCAGCAGCACTTTTCTTTGCTTTTAGTATATGATCTTCAAGATCTTTTGTTAAAAATGATATATCTCTAGCCATTGGCAGTAAATGTGCAAGTTATAGCACTTAAAAAGTGACTATCCTGTTCGTTATTTACAGTGGTCGGTCCAGCTAATTGTGATACACGGGGAGATACTGCAAATTTATCTACATAAGTAGAAGTGTTTATGGATGTTAAGCCTGTGATAACTGATTCTGCTACTGCGGATGCACTTCCTGTTCCTTTGTTTTTTGGGGTCATAACTCCACAACTTATAGAACCACTGTAGTAAGTTTGGGCTGATCCTTGAGGTTGTGTAGTTGCTTGCGTAAAATCCAAACTAACCATCACATACTTTTTGTTTAGACCTGGGGTGTTGAACGGAGTATTATCAAAAACTACAGTTACAGTAGGATCTGAGTCTTGAACAGCGTCTAATATTGCTGTTTCAAATGCTGCTCTTGCGTTTACTAAACTCATTAGAAAATTACATCAATACGGAACAGGTATTCCTGCCCTCCTTTTAATGTGCGAATATCAGTTATTTTAGCTCCTCTTGTCGATCCAGAGAAAGTTAAAGTTATTTCGTCTTGGAGTAGAGGTTGATTGTCACCTATTAAGTCTGGAGTTATGTAAAGCCTCGCAACATTTTCCTGAAAACCAGATTCTTCAGCAGACTGCACAAATTCAATAGGCACTTTAATTGTATAGTTTGTGTCTACTGTTATGTACTCACCTGTTTCGTTATTATAGCTAGATACACCCTTTCGAGTGTAAATAATTGATGTGTCTAATGAAATTCCAAGTTGCGACACTACTTGTTTTGCAATCTTTTTAAATGCTGAATCTAGTTGTCCTGCCATTATCCTCTGACTACCCTCATTTGAAAAGCACCTGCTCCACCTAGCATATATGCTCCAAGGTAACTTTGTAACCAAGGGTAAACATCTAAAATATTATTAACAGAACCAGTTCCCTGACTTGCAGTATTGTATTTGACTTCAATATCTCCTAGTTTTACTTCAGAGAAGTTACCATCTGTTCCTGTATTACCTGTCATGGCATCTGTATCATTTGCTAGTGCTCTAGCTAGTTCATATTCTGCATACTTAATATTATTTGGAATTGTGCTGCAAGCTAGTTCTACACCATCTACCTGATAGTTATTTCTTGGAAATTTTAGTGCCTGTCCGTCATCGCATCTATCTCCGTAGAATACGAAACTGTCGATCCATCTGGTAGCTGATATTAATGATCTGTTCTTTTGGTCATCTGTTTTATTTNTCCAAGTTGAAGAATCTGGAACTGTTTCAAAGTAACTATTAGCTTCTGCCAATGTGACATAACTATTAGCACTAGCTCCTTTTATTGTTGCGTCTATAGTTGCTGCCACGATCTATAAAGTAATTTAGTCTTATTGT